TTAAGATAAGATAAATCTCCATTTACAGAAAATTCATCTTTATATTTCTGAACAGATTGCTCACCTCTAGCATATAATCTTAGTTTATGAAAGTCTCGTTGATTTTGTACGAATCTTCCTGTGCCAGATGATTTTCTAAACCATTCGTTTTGTATACCACGCGCCACTTCCATTCCGTAGTCTTTGCTAGCTTTAGTAGCATCGTCAACCGATTGGCTGGGAAATTGGGTAACTTGTCCTGTAGCTTCTGCCATTTTTTATTGTATTATTTGACTTTTTGAACCTTGGTTATTATATTTTGAAAACCCAAAGTCTATTTTCTTAACTTCTCTAGTTGTTTTAGATGCATACAAGTGTCTTTGGCATGCCATTATAGCAAGGCCTGAACTTATAGATGCATCAAACTTTGTTCTTTTATTAATATCAAATTTAGCCCAGTCTTCTAATGTTCTTTGAAAGTACATTTTGCCATAATCGCCATTTTCCGCTAACCCAACATGGGTTTCAATATAGCTTTCGATTGCGGCTGCATGAGCTTGTCTTATATCTTCTGAAGTATTAGGTATACCACCTAATTCTTTTTCTGTTATAGATAGTTTTCTGCGGGATCTATCTGGTCTATTCATAGAAAAACCTCTATAGCCCCTTCTTTTAATATGATATAATAATCTAGGTTTGTTATTTTCAGCAAGTATTGGCATACCGTAAAATATCATTGCCATAAGTACATCTTCAAAAAATATTTCAGCTGTTTGTGGCCTAGCAACATATTCTAAAAAGAATTGGCTAGACGGTACATCTGAAAGCATACTAAATGTAGTAAGCCCATGAAGAGCACCATTAGACCCGCTACCATCAGTAGTTCCGCTAATATCATAGCTATCACAACCAAAAGCACCTAAATCTTTATTGCCTGGGTATTTAATACCGTTTTTTACTATTATATTGTTTTGCATTTCAACAGGCGGAATCCAGGATAATTTAAATCTACCTGTTTTGTTTGGGTAAAATTCTACTGTAGAATCTTTAACACCATTTTTCCAGCTAAATGAACCGCGGGTTACATAACCCTTCATTGTCATTTCTTCGTTGAAATCTATTTGTTCGTATATTTTATTTAGATTGAATAAAGACTTTTCTATTTCATCTCTAAACGCGTGCTTTTCACTTCTTGGAAATTGCCTATAAAATTCATTTAAAGCATCATTATTCCCTTTGAGTCCATCTGCTTCATTCTCCCAATGATCGATGACTCCATGTCTGATAAGCTCCCCATCAATTCCTTCGATCGGTTTTTCTGGATGATCGAATACGGGAAATCCATATTTGTTGATGAATCCTTCATAGTTCCACTCCATAGGTATGAACAAAGAGTATAGTCCACTAGCAGTCTGCCCATTGCGATTTCGGTTTTCAACTTTTGAATCATTGTATAATTTTTTAAAGTTATTACCACCTTTATCTAGAGCGTTTGATGTAGACCCCATCATGCATTTGCCAACAACTTTAGCGCCTAGCCTTAAACAGGTTTTAGTAACACGCCAGTTGTTTAATATATTATCAGGTTTTTCCCATTTACCGGATTCATCGTGAACTAATAGTTTTAGTTTTTCACCGTCATATGAGTTGTCTCCTGTGTTTTTCCAGTCAATTGTAGTGTCCAATCCTTCCCCAACCTGTACCTCGTTTTGATCAGTTGCTTTGAGTGAATTTCTTGTAAGCCTTTTAGACGGTATTTTATAGGAAAGTTCTGTTTTAGGTCTTTCCATACCATCTTGTATTGGTTTAAAGAAGAATGGGTAGTTGATCGATATAGGTACAATCTTGTCGGTAAACATTTTTTTTGCGTCACCTCCGCTTTTTGATAATACCCCAAATCTTGCATCTTTTGATATTGTAGCTTGATTAACTGTTTCTGCACTTGCCATAAAGGAGAATCCACTCCGTCTATTTTTGAGGTAGCACATTCCATAACATCTGTAATCCGCTTTGCAAGCTTCCCAAAAATAAAAGAATATTTTGTTTGATTGTCTGAACTCTGGTGCACCAACATCAATTTTTGTCCAGTTGAGGTACATATAGTGCGCTCCTGTAATATAGGTTGTTGTGCCGTTGCACATAAACCAGTAACCATCACTGCGATAATCAAACTCTGAATTAATATATTCGTAATACTTTTCTTTAATGTCATCTGGATATAATTGAAAATCATGTATTGATTTAATTTTTGATAGCGTAGCAGGTTTTAAGGTTTGCTTAAAAACTTGATCTTCAGGTTTTTCGCTATTTGAATATACCTCTTTTGGTATTGCAGGAAGTGCAATACGCAATCCTTGTACTTCAAAAATTTCACCTATAGTTCCATCTTTGCTTATCACTACGCAGTCAAGATCGTCATTATAACCGTACTTGTAATTTTTTAGCTTATTGTTTCTTTTTACATTTTTAGTAGATAAATGTGCAGAGTGTATAGCATATAGATTTTGTTTATACATTACTTAACTCTATTTTCTACACCATAAAAACTATCTTTAGCAGTCTTAGGTGATTCGTTCATCATTTCATTTATTTCTTCTACTCTTTGTAAAAGGGCAATAGCATCTTCCATTGCAAGCCTGTAAGCTGAGGCTGATATTTTTACTTTTTCAGGATCTAGCTCGTCTGGATCCATTCTCTTATTCATCACTTTTATTAATTCATCAATTGAATTTTCAGCAGCATCAAGAATAAGTTTGCGTTTCTTTTTTATGTCCATAGTTGATAGTTATTTCCGTTGATAAAATTCTATATAATTTTTTATCATCTATGTTAAATTCATACTCAGATTCTGGCGTAAAGCCCACAATATCCCCACAGGACAATCCTAACGAGCTTAAATAGTCGTTAGTATATGTAAGCACTCCTAAAAGTTTTTGTTCGCTCTCGGTGCTCCATATGTTTTCGTTTTCTAAAGGTTCTACAAAACAATACATATTTAAACAATGCCATTTGCCATTTTGGTTATATGCGAATAGCTGATCAGGTGATACTGAGTATCTATCTTCATCTATGTAACTGCCTGAGTTTCTTTCATTGCCTTTAACATCGTACCATCTTCTAAATACATTGTGATGTATTATAACTTGATCACCTTTCTTTATGGGGGTTTTAATATTTATAGGTGTGCTTATTACTATACCAATTCGATTTACAAACTGGTAATCTCTTTCTGTTATTTCAGTATTTAATATAAGCTCTTTACCACCGACAGATGTTTTATTATTGTATCTGTCATTTGTTGATATAATATAATTGTATAATGACTTCATTTAATAATCTAAATTGTATTCTATAGACACAGCCATATTCTTATTAAAATGTTTCCACGGCAACTGCGATCCTTTCTTTTCAATATATATTTGATAAGAACCTTCTTCTTCAATAATATCACATATCGTGTGCCCACCGTAAACCTCTTGGCCTACCGAGTAATGCATAGCCTCGTTTTTATAATCTTGGCCTACGCTTATTTTTCTAATTAATTTCATTTAATTTATTTTAGTATGTCCATATAGTTGTATCGGGCGCGTCTGGATAGCCGATACCCACGTGTACAAAATTACTTTTTCTTGAAATACCTATACGAGTGAATCCTACTTCAATGGCAGCTTTAACTAATTTAAAAGTTGCTTCGCCACCCACACACGCAATATCAACAGCCGCACCATAAGCATGCTCGCCTGGTTTAGATTTCTTGGCTTCTATAGGGTGGTCAGGACTTCTATAAGTTGATGTCAATTTAATTGGGTAGCCGTATGCTTCTCTTAAATTATCTAACATTGAAAGAAGCTTTTCATCCATCATTTCAAAACCGTTAAATTCAGATTCTTCAAAGTATTTCATTTTTTATTTCTATCTTTTAATTTTATATAAATATTCATCCCAGTGTATATTATTGTCATAACCAATACTATGGTCTGCAAAGTGGGGTTAATGTTTGGTATAGCCGAAAAGGCTACCGCTCCGACGTTTATGCCGTAAATCTTTAAATCATTCATTATTTGTGTTTACTGTTCCCAAATACTTTTTCTACACCTCGCGAGCCGAAATAACCGCCAATAACAATAGTAAGTAACCCTGTAATTGAATCTAGTGGATACCCCATATACCATCCAGCTACATAGCTGACGGTAAGAAATACTAAAGTTAAAGGCCGAACATTAGCAGCAAGCCAAGAACCCGAAGTTGCATCTGCAACCCAGCGCTTAGTCGTGCCGTCTATTTCTGCTCTTTCAATATCTAATTTTTTAAGTGCAATTTTTTTATCGGCCTCTGACATATCAGATCCTCCAATAATAGCTTGTATTACTGAACCAACTGGTGTATCACCCGCAATCGCGCCAACGACGTTAGGAATTTTTTCTAATAAGAATTTCCCAACGCCGGTATCTTTAAAACGTTTTTTAGCCATATTTAATTTTATTTAAATGCCATATATAAATAGGTTTCTCCATTTTGATTAACCATATGACTATTTGTATTGTTTATGGCAAATCCTGTTGTGGTTAAAGTTACCCCAGACAAACTCCCACTATAAACATCTTCATCATCGGCTGAATTTGGATACAAATAACTCCTGTTACCTGTTCCGCTCGGTCTTTTATTATCAAATATTCCCCAATAGTCACTTTGCGTAGCGTTTTTTATCATTACCATAGATGGCGCAAAACCTACATTTTCAGTCACTCCCGATGTTGCCCCGGTATATTTGCCCATCTTACTCACTCCACTCACAGAATGGAAACAGTAGTTTATCATATCGTAACCGGCCCAACCCCAATCTGTAAAAGTTGTGGAGTTAAATGCAAAATTATGTGAATTGTCACCTTTTGCCGCAGTTGAATTTAAAACTAAATAATCATTACTTCCATCAATCAAATTTGTATGTACATACCAACCTACCGCACCTCCGGGTTGATTAATGTTTTTTTGTATAATAATTTCAGGTGGTGATAAAAGACCGTGTCCTACTGTGTCTGTATAACCTGATGTCCCAGTGTAACGTACTATTGAAAAACCACCATCTTGGTTGGCACTAACTGTACTTGTTATATCGCCAACTGTATTGTTTCCTGCTGAAACAGAACCACCTGCCTTAAAATTCCAAGCCACATAATTATCACCTGATTTGTTTGTGTACGCTGCAGAATTAGGACTTGAAGTTCCTGCTGATACTGTAAATCCATTTGCATCAAAAGATTTTACAAAACCATATCCTGCATCATATAGGCCTTCGGAATATGTAGCATTTGCACTTAAACTCTTACCTGCACCTGCGCCTCTAACAACATCAAACAAAACGTGGTCAGAACCATCAGTTCTTTGTTTAACCCACACTAAATCAGGTTGAAATCCTACCCCTGTTTGAACATTTGATGTGCTATTATCCCCTGCGTATAGTATAGTTTTAAAAAGCGATACTTCAGGTGCTCCTGTTGAAATTAATCTTCTGCCTAAACTCATACATTTAAATTAGGTAGTTGGTAAGTAATTACGTTTGCTTTTGAGGTTAGGGCATTTATTTCAGCTTCTTTAGTTGCACATTCAGTTCTTAATGCCGCCCTTGAATCCTTTACAGATTGTTCGGTTGTGTTGCCAAGTTCTGAATCCCTTACAATGATCCAATCAGTTTTTGAAAGTTCTGAATTGTATATTGATTTCAAAGATGTAATTTTACTCGCTTTTAATTCCGCTAAAGTTTCAGACCAAGTTTTATCCTCCTTGGAGTAAACAAAAACATTATCTTCAGAATCAAAAGTTAAGTCAGTTAAATCGTGAATCCTGCCATCATAACCATCGGGATTTTGAACATCAAAAAAACCCTCCGCCTCAACAACCTCCGTTGATGCATTTCTAAAATTCATTATGTGACCATCTGAGCCATTCCAAGTTTCGGGTAAGCTATTGTAGGTTGTAATATTTCCGTTGTGTTCTCTTGCTTTCATAATTAAGGAGTTGTATCTGTCGCGTACGTGTTAATTGAATATAGTAATATTGCTGCATTATCAGTATCATCAACACAAACCACTTGAATGAAATTTGTTGCGGATTGGTCTAATGATGTACTCCCTACTTTACTAATTGTAGCACTTGAAAAATTAGTAGCAAGAGTAATTACCGCACTACTTAAGGTGCCAGAAAGAACAATATCAATTACTTGACCCAATTTCATATTTTGAATAGTAAGCGTTGCAGTTGCAACGTTGCCTGTGAGCATAAAAGTTGTTGCTGTTGATGCATCCAAATTCTGGCTACCGGTTGCGGTGCTCGTTGCTTTTGCTGTGTATCTGTTCTCTAATACAGCATGTGTTACTTTTGTTAGAGCCATTTTTTATGATATTTTATTTTGTTATTTCGTCCCAAGATATGGTGTCTTCATTCCATTTATATAGTTTGCTATCTGATGGATACTCCACTGGGGCATCCCATATACACTTATCTTTATTTAATGTCCAACTAGCAAAAGGCTGGGGAGGTATAAAAGCATCTTTTGCAACATCATAAGTATAACCGATGCCCGCATAGTTTTTTCTAAATGGTATACCACCCCGTCTATGCTCTCCCGCACTTGTATTATAAGATGTTCTTTTACAAATTTGTTCACGTAGATTACCATAATGTATTTCCCAATTTGTGGGGCCTTCTGTTTCATCTTTACCTGTTATTACTTCGGTAACAACGTTTTGCATATTTAAAAAAGCGTAATGTGCCATATTTTAGTTAAATTGTATATTTCCTGAACCGGTTGTAAATGTTGTTATTTTATCAGTTCCAGACGTAGTTGTTGTTCCTGACAAACCACTTATTGTAAAGGCATTTGGATATCTAAGTATTACTACCCCGCTACCACCTGATGCGGAAGTACCACCACCTCCACCACCAGTATTATTGGTACCATTATTAGCCCCAGACCCACCAGCTCCACCACCGCCAGCGCCACCTGAACCTTGAACTGATGCAGATGTTCCACCACCACCACCAGCATATGTTACTGCACTTCCTGTTATAGAAACAGATTTTCCTGCCCCACCATTACCACCGGGCCCTCCATTGGACGCACTAGCACCAACAGCACTAGCACCACCACCACCACCACCGGGATAGGTTGCACCAGAACCAGCAGCTCCTGATGTACCTCCTGCAAATCCTTGGTTAGCTGTTCCAGCTCCTCCAGCGGCACCATAAGAGCCCCCAGCTCCACCACCTCCAGAACCTCCTACAGATCCCGGATAACTTCCAGCTGTTGCACCACCACCTTTTCCACCACCTATAGAAGTAATTGTAGAAAAAGTAGAATTTGTTCCATTTGCTGCCGCACCACCACCGCCTCCTACAGCTACTGAATAATTTGTAGCAACTGATAAAGACAAGGGAGATTCGGAAGCACCGCCACCGCCCGATCCTCCTGCCCATGACGTCCTAAGACCCCCGGCCCCGCCACCACCTGGACTATCGGTTGAAGTTCCGCCTCCACCTGCTACAACTAAATAGTGAACTGTTAAAGGAATAGCGGACAGCGCATCATTTGAGTCTGAAGCAGTAACCCACCCTTTTGTTGAATCAGAATAAACAAGCTCTACTGAACTATTATTTTTATTTAATATTTTATTAGCCGACGCTCCTTGTATATTATTAGAAGAAGTAAACACTATATTATTAGTTGCTGAGCTACCACCGTAATCTGAAATTGTAACTGTATCTCCTAGTGCTGGGCTAGAAGGCAAAGTTACAGTAACTCCTCCTGACGTTGTGTTAACAAAATATCCTTCCCCGGCTGAAGCAGTAAAATCTGCTGTTTTAATAGAAGATTGCCACTGCGTACTTGAATCTACACTTGCTTTTATATGAACAACCTCTATAGCAGTACCGTTCGGTGGTGCGGTGGAGAACGTTA